CAGAGATGGAAGGACTATGGTCTATGTGACAGCACTCATCTGTTTGCTGGTAATATGTCCATTGTACCAGCAGGAGAGATGCATAAGTTCATAGCCCATCAGGAGACAGAAGCCTTAGAAATATACTGGGCTGAATTAAATCACAATGATATCCAACGAACTAATGTAGGTGGAGCATCATATGAAGACAAGGAAAGTATAATAAAAGAAGGCTCAATACTGGGTAACTTATTTCCAAGGGAGGGATAAATGGATATCTTATTGTTACTATTATTGTTATTATAAGATGTAACTAAGGGGGTTTTTATGTCATATATTATAGTACATGTTGAGGATGCAAAGGATCTGGCATCAATGGAGATCTTACCAGACTCAGAAGGAAAGGGTGTGCAACACTTTAATACTAAGATGGAAGCTTCTGAATTTCTTATGAAGTTAGGGATGAGTTCTGACCTATGGTTTAATAGAGACATACATATTGTGAGGCTACAATGAGAGTGTTAGTATCAGCTTTAGTATTTCTTTTTCTTTTAATACCAACAGCCAAGGCAGATAATTTTAATTGTTTGGTTGAAGCTTTGTATCATGAGGCAAGGTCAGAGAGTATGCTTGCTATGCTTAGTGTTGCTAATGTAATACTAACAAGAAAAGAAAGCAGCAACTATCCTAATACAATATGTAAGGTAGTACATCAGGGGAAGTACTGGAATGACAAGCCTATCAAAGACAAATGTCATTTCAGTTACTGGTGTGATGGTAGGCCAGAAAGGTTTACAGACATGGCAGGGTTAATTAAATCTATAAACGTTGCAGAAATGTCACTCAAGGGGATACAAGTAAAGCAGACAGTAGGTTCCACTCACTATCATGCAAGCTATGTTACCCCTAGATGGGCATCAAACCCCTACTTTAAATCATTAGGTCAGGTAGGGACACACATCTTTTATCTTGACATGTCTAATTAAATAGTGTAACATATAGTTATATATAAGTACATAAAGGAATATCTTATGAAATATATATCAATAATATTTTTAGTATTTTTATTAAACTCTAGTACTAGTATGTCAAAAGAAGGTATACCTCAGGAAACATGGAAAGATATTAATAAGGTATTGTCTTCTCCTGTTTCTTGTACCGATACATGGATAGATATAGTAAAAATATTAGAAGGAAAATGTGAAGATGATAACTCAAACAGAAAAGCTGAATAAATATATTCAGGTTTTAAAAAAACACTTGGAAGAAAAAGAGCAAACTATAATTCAATTACGTAAAGAATTATCTGAATTAAATTATGTCAACGCTAATAAAAAATGGGCAGAGTTAGATGGGTAAAAATTTATGGCAGAAGGATAGGCAAAACTTATTTAGAGAATTGGTTAGACAATACAGTGAAGAAGGGTACACCCAGAAGGAGTCTAAAAAGTTTGCCAAGCGAGAGATTGATGAAATCATGGCTGACAAGGAAGACTTTGTTAGAAACTTATGGGGAGAAACTTTTGATGATGTCTGAATGGGAAGTTATTCTTGATAGGAAAACAGAAAAGATTTCTGTAGGTAAGTTTAAAACTAAGAGAGAAGCAGAGGAGCAAGTAGAGTATCGCTATACCTTATGCAGACATCTAGGGTATGATCCTGACTTGACTTATCGAATAAGAAAGAGTAAACTAAATAAACAACAGGAGATTTAAATGGCTACTCAATGGCCGAATAGAGGGACTTGTCCTGAGTGCGGAGCAAGTAATGCAAATGTTCAACATGAAGATGGACATTCATTTTGTTTTAGTTGTGAGACACGATTTGGTAATGAAGAAACTAAGAACGCTGAGATTATTCCTATGTCAGAGAAAAGCTCTGAGTATTGTAAAATGAAAGGAATGATAGACGCTATACCTGATCGTATGATAGCTAAAGATACTGTTAAGAAGTTTAATACTCAGGTCAAGAAGACAGGTAGTAATATTACCCATCATATCTATCAGTACTTTGATGCTGATGGAAATCATATAGCAAATAAAGTAAGGGAAGTAGTCGGTAAAAAGTTCTGGTCTGAGGGTAGTCTATCCAATGCCTTACTTTTTGGACAGAATATATTTAATCAAGGCGGTAAATATATTACTGTATGTGAGGGAGAGATAGATGCTATGTCTGCCTATGAACTAATGGGTAGTAAGTGGCCTGTTGTTTCCATTAAGAACGGTGCGCCATCAGCCTTGGATAACTGTAAGAAAGCTTTCGATTATCTTAACAAGTTTGAAATAGTTGTCTTATGTTTTGATAATGATAAGCAGGGAAGGGAAGCATCTAAAAGGGTAGCCCAACTCTTTGAACCTAACAAGTGTAAGATTGCCAACCTAGAACTAAAGGATGCAAATGAGTATTTAAAAACAGGACAAAGAGAAAAGTTTACTCAGGCATGGTGGAACTCTAAGCCTTATACTCCAGCAGGTATAGTTAATCTTGCCGATCTGGGGGATAGCCTCTATGAAGAAGAGTATTGTGAGACTTGTCCTTACCCTTGGTCTAAGATGAACGAGAAGACCTATGGTATACGTACTGGTGAGCTTGTTACATTTACCAGTGGGGCAGGGATGGGCAAGAGTAGTGTTATCAGAGAACTAATACATCATGTTATGAACAGTACTCTGGATAACATAGGGCTTCTTTGTATGGAAGAGAACACTAAAAATACAGCATTCAATATCATGTCTGTTGAAGCCAATGCCCGACTGTACATCAAAGAGGTTAGAGAAAAGTATAGCCAAGAACAACTGAAGGGATGGCAAAACAAAACCATTGACAGTAAAAGGTTCTATGCCTTTGATCATTTCGGTTCTGTATCTAATGATGAGATACTGGACAGAGTAAGGTACATGGCGAAGGGTTTGGATTGTAAGTGGATATTTCTGGATCACCTCTCAATACTTATATCAGGGAACGAAGAGTTTGGGGATGAGAGAAAGTCTATTGATGTTCTTATGACCAAGCTCAGATCCCTTGTAGAGGAAACAGGTGTGGCTCTGTTGCTTGTCTCTCACTTGCGTAGGCCAGCAGGGGATCGTGGACATGAGGATGGTCGAGAGATAACCCTGTCTCATCTAAGAGGGTCAGCCAGCATAGGTCATCTATCAGACAGCGTTATTGGATTGGAAAGAAATCAACAGGCAGAGGATGAGATGGAAGCTAATACAACTACCATTCGTATCCTTAAGAACCGATACACTGGAGATACAGGCATAGCTTGTCATCTACATTATAATAAAGAAACAGGTCGAATGACACAGGTTGATAACCCCTTTATGGAGAATGACAATGAAGAAACCCTTTAGTAAAACAACATATGACATAGCCGATACTACAGCCAAGAAACATATGATTGGATGGTTAGAACATACTCAACCTAAATGTACTGTTAATTCTAAAGAGACTACTTACTTTGATCTGACTGTCAAGACAGATGATGGAGGAGATGCACAACTCTATGAAGTGGAGATCAAGTATGCATGGAAAGAAGAGTGGCCCGATACATGGGATGAGTTACGTATCCCTCATAGAAAGAAAAGATTACTGGATAAGTGGAAGGAAGATTACAGACATTGCTTGTTAACTTTCATAGTTTTTAATCATGACTGTAGTAAGGCATGGCATATAGATGGGGATACAGTTCTGGAAAGTGAAGTTAAGGAAGCATCAAATAGATATGTAAGGAAAGGCGAATTGTTTTTTCACATCCCTATTAAACAGGCTTATCAGGTGGACATGACATATGACAAAGGCAATAGTTGATATTGAAACAGACGGTTTGGAAGCAAGCTTAATACATTGTATCGTTGCCCGAAACTATGAAACCAATGCGGTAAAGACATGGGTAGGAGATGAGTGTAGAGAGTTTGCTTCTTGGTCTAAAGCGATAGATACTTTTATCATGCATAATGGAATTAGTTTTGATGCCCCTATTTTAAATAGACTAACAGGATCTACTATTAAACCATCTCAGATAAGGGATACTTTAATTGAATCCCAATTATTTAATCCTATCAGGGAGGGTGGTCATTCTCTGGAAGCATGGGGAAAGAGATTAAAATTTTCTAAAGGAGAGTGTAATGACTTTACGACATTCAGTGAAGACATGTTGCAGTATTGTGAGCGTGATACGGAACTTACTGGGAGGATGGCTTCTGTCTTATCAAAAGAGGGTAGTACGTTCTCATCTAGATCGTATGACCTTGAAAGAAAAATAAGACTTATTATAGATCAACAGCAAAAGAATGGGTTTGCTTTTAATATACGTAAAGCTATGTTGTTATTGTCTCAGCTTGAAGATGAACAACATGAATTGGAACGTACAGCAGAGGAGATGTTTAAACCTACAGAGGTTAAGCTCAAGACCAAGATTAAGTATATCCCTTTCAATATAGCAAGTCGAAAGCAAATACCGGAACGCTTAATGGAACTTGGTTGGAAGCCTAAACAATTTGGAAAGGAGATAAAATTAAAGGGAGGCAGTACAAAGAAAAACGTAGTAGTATCAGAAGAAATTCTTGACAAAATAAATATGAAAGAAGCTAAAATGTTTAGCCGATACTTCCTCCTTCAAAAACGTACAGGCTTGCTCAAGTCTTGGATACAGGCATGTGATGAGGATGAGAGAGTAAGAGGGAGAGTGCTTACTCTTAAGACTGTAACAGGCAGGATGGCCCATCACAGTCCCAACATGGCCCAAGTACCAGCCAGTTATAGTCCTTATGGTAAGGAATGCAGGGAGCTATGGACAGTCTCTAATTCTGATACCCATACTCTGGTAGGGACAGATGCCAGTGGTCTGGAGCTACGTTGTCTGGCTCACTACATGGAAGATGAAGACTTTACTAAAGAAGTTCTTACTGGTGATGTACATACAGCTAACATGAAGGCTGCTGGACTACAAACTAGAGATCAATCAAAAACTTTCATCTATGCCTTTCTTTATGGGGCTGGGTCAGCCAAGATAGGTAAGGTAGTAGGAGGTAATGCCAAGAGAGGACAGGAATTAATTGATAACTTCCTAAAAAATATGCCAAGGCTAAAGCTATTAAGAAATAATGTTATAGAAAAATCAAAGGAAGGAACTGTGGGAGCATTGGATGGAAGGCAGTTACAGATCAGGGCTTCTTATGCCAGCCTCAATACTCTACTACAGGGAGCAGGGGCTATAGTATGTAAGCAATGGCTTGTTCATATGGATGAACGCATTAGAAAGACAGGGATAGATGCAAAGCTTGTAGCCTCAATACATGATGAGTATCAATTTGAAGTAGCTAAGGGAGATACCAAAAGATTTGGACAGATAACTAAGGAAGCAATGAAAGAAGCTGAGAGAACTTTAAAGATGAAGTGTCCTCTGGATTGTGAATACAAAGAAGGTTTAACATGGGCAGACACTCATTAAAAAAGTGCTTGACAAAGTATTTATTATGTGGTACTATTAAAGTAGAATAGGAGTAGTTGGTAATGGAGCAAACGATTGAAGATAAAATCTATGAGGTAGGATATTTAGAAAGAGAAATTTCAAGATTTCAGAATCATAAAAGACGAGGAGATTGGAAATTTATAGAAGATAAAATTTCTCACTATCAGAAAGTAAAGAAAAAACTTATATCTGAAATAAGTTAGGAAAACAGATAGGCTTTATATATGGAAGG